GCGTCATAGGTAACGCCGCCGAGACGCGATCCGTCAGTGTTACGAGTCACACCGAAGAAGCTGGCAGCGAGACGGGTGGCACGGTCGTCATAGGGAAGCCAAGCATCGAGACCAGAAAGGGCTGCGTTCTTATCGCCCTGGTTGTAGATGTAGTCGCCAGCGGCGAAGTCACCGTTCACCGTGGGAGACACAGTGAGGATTCCAGTGGTGCGGTCGATGCCGGTAATGACGGGAGTTCCAGAACGGGCAGTGCCGCCGCCATTAGTCGAAGAAGCGATGAGAGTCTGGCCCACTTCGAAGTTGGTCACGTCTTGGGGATTCTGCAACTCGATAGTCGTGGCAGGAGTGGTAGCAGCCTTGATGGTACCGATGGCACCAGTGCCGCCGCGATACATCTTGATTGCATGCGAGCGAGCAAGCTGGCGGAGTGCGCCATCCAACTGAACCTTGGCACCAGAAAGGAATGCGCCTTCGTCACGGCTCGATGCTTCCATCACCTCATTGCTCAGAGAAGCGAGCGAATAGTCCGACGTACGGGTCAAGAGAAACCCGGCGACTTTCGCATCAGAAGTGCCAGCAAGGGCATTGGCAAAGGTGTTGGAACGGTTTTGGGGGTTGGCATAAATCAGGGGATATTTCTTGGCCTCACCGTAAAACTCAGTGTCCTTGTTCATCAAGGCATAAAGAGGGTTGTTGGCATAGGTCAACTCGAAGATCTTCCAAGCGGGGTACATCTGCTTGGTAGCGCCCTGAAACTTCGTCATATCAAGTGACATTTTATGTGCTCCATAAGATAGCTCATGGAGCGTGCTTGCTGCGAAGTGGGCGAAGGGGAATGCTACCCGCTCTGCATGACTCGCATTGCACGCTTCATGAGTTCTTCATCGCTCACCCGACCGTCCGCCCGTGGCGTGGTCTGATTGGCGTTGAAGTTGCTCAACGTGGGCGACGCACCATGCGTTGCCGGACTGGATTGCGTGCCCATGCTATCTTCGGGCGATTCATCTATCTTAGGTGCAAGTTTGGAGCGGAGCTTTTTGCTCTCAAGCAGGCGTTCGACATCTTTCTCAAGGTGCGCTTCGACTTTGCCAGCAGCTTCATCGAAATTGAGCCATTTACCGTTCTGCTTTTGATACTCGTAAATGACCTGGAAAACGAGTTCGTGAGCGTTTTGCATACGCACTAGCTCATATTTCTCAGGCTCTTTATCGAGTAAACTCTGCAACTCTTGCTTTGCTGTTTCGTAAGCGGACTGAGTTTCTTTCTCCTTACGAGACTTCGAATCCTCTTCGCGTTCCTGTTCCCACCGGGTCATCTTTTCCTTGAGCTCCTGCAGCTCTTTCTTTTCCGGTGTGATGGGGTCTTCAATCAGCTTTCGAGAAAGCTCATCAAAGGTCAGGCCAGACCTTTCCAGGTACTTGAAGGGGTCTTTTTTCGCCAGATCTTGAAGCTCACGATACTCTGAAAGTTGCTTCTCATAGTCTGAGTGCTTCGATTCACGCTCGCGAAGTTGTTTCTCGCGGCGGATAAGTCTGGCAAAATTGTCAGCGTATGGGTCTTTTTCTTTCTCAACAACCGGTGATCTAGTTGCATCAGTCGTGGACTCAGGCGAACTGCCGTCCTCTGTTCCCGTTGACGCTGGTTGTGTGATCTCGTCGAAACTCATTTAGCCTCCAATGCAATGGTACACGTTTAGATTCCTGGTGCCAATACCTGCTCAGGCGAGAGCTGTTGCTCTACTGGCGCTGCGAGCTGCATCTGCTGAAGTTGAGCAGCAGGCGACACGGGCGAGGGCATTGGCTGTGCCTGATCCTTCATTTGAGCGCACTCATCGATGAAGCGTCGAACCATATCAACGCGGTCGTCAGGGTAGTTTTCAAGAATTGCCCACGAGAAGTACTGCTGCGCCATAATGATAGCCTTGTCGAGTCCCATGTAGGGCTCAGGGATCACATACTCGCCCTTGTCTAGTGCAGACTCGATGGCTCTTTCGATAAGTCTGGTAGGTGCGAGCTTCTTCGACATCTTGCTTTCGAGGTCAGGGAGGTTCAGAAGCTCCAACCGATCCTCAGGGTCAAGGTCGCCAGCCTTCGCCATCTCAGTCACGTATTCGAGGCGTGCTGCGGGGTGCTGCGGCAGTGCTGACACGGGGAACGTCTTCAGCATGTAGTCATCGCGCCTCATCTCAATATCAGACCAGGTGAGCGACTTGAGACCTGTGTTCTTATCGAAAGCAACGACGGTGTAGCTGCCAGGGATGATGCTCAACAGTGCGTTGCTGCAGTCCACAACGAAATCTTCGAAGTCCTGCCCCAAGAGCATCATGCGTTCGGACTCAATATCTGAGAACTCGCGGAGAGCACGACCGGAGTCGAGACCAGCAGGCTTCTTAGACTGCGCTGCAAGCTGCGAGACACCGATGATCTCGAATGCCTTTCGATATAGGTTTTCCAACTGCTGGAAGATCTCGGGATGCACGGTCTGAGCCGTGTAGATGACGGGAGGTTTGTTCCCCGAATAGGGAATGAACGTGCCAATATCGTTAACCCAGTGTGCAGGGTTGGCCTTACTGCCGTTCTCTACAAAGATGCGGGGTTGCTGCAGCAGGCGCATGCACTCCTGGATGTGCATCAGAAGCCTGTTGATCTCGACCTGAATCCCAATGAGTTCTTCGGCGATGCCGGTGCCCCAAAAGGACAGCACAGGACGGCAATAGTGCAACATGCGAATCGGGCAGTCGGGACGCTTCCAAGGCTCATCAAAGAGGTTCACACCATCGGCAGCAATGATGTGCCTGCCCTTGATGCCGCAGCGGCTCATACGCCACGCCTCGATGACAAGCACGGTGTCTTGGACGTTGTTCCCCGTGCTGATATCGATGGTGGTCAGTTCCTCAATGGCAGCTTTGCGGTCGGGATAGAGAGCCTGCAGCACGCGCTTGTTGATGAACTTCCGCTGATAGATGGTGAGAGGATCACCATAGTACGCATCAGAAGGGTCAACCATAATTTCGTCAGGGAATACGCGCTCAAGAACGGCTTTCTTGCCGCGCATGCAGGCCTTGACGAAGCCCGTGCCAAAGATGGCTGCATCCCGAAGGGCGAGGCGGAATACCTGGTGAGCATCCATCTGGTTCAGCAGTCCGAAGATGAACTGGTTCGCCTGTTCGGCCTTGGTGCGCTGTGAGAGTGCGCCACCCGTGGTGAGAAACTTCGGGATGATTTTGTTCTTCGATAGCTTGTTCACAACAGTATCAACGCAGCTTTTAACCACGTTCAAGGTGATTCGATTGGGCCTCGATGCAAAGACGCCAGATGAGGGCATGCCGCCAAAGGCAGAGTCCTGATTGCCTGCCAGGATGTATTGAGCGATGGAAAGCGCTTGTGTTTCCCGGTTGGAATAGAGGCGAAGGTTGCGAAGGTTCGCCGCCTGAATGCCTGCGTTGGTCTGATCCCACTGCCGCATGAGGCCATGCACTGCAAGAGCTGCTTCAGTGCTGTTGTCTGGCAGATCCCACCACACGTTTTGAGGTGCCAGCTCGTTTACTGTCATCATTCCCATGACTCACCTCACATTGAAGAGCCAAACATAAGTCGTTCGTTAATCTCGCTTTGCAGCTTGATCTCGTCTTCTTTGCGAAGCTCTGTGGGCTTGGCAAACTCCGGGTAAGCGATGGTCTGGACAAACCTAACCTTTACGTCCCTTGCCTCGAAGCACTCCACTCCCAACGCCTTCATTTGCTCGGTCAACTGTACTATTTCCTGCGGTGTCATCAGCAACTCCTTCGTTTTCGATTTCAAACCAAGGCACATTATACATCGAAATCATCACGACACGCTTGGTTTCTTTGCATTCGACGCGCCAACAGTTTAGCGGCCCGTCCCATGCGATGTTGTATTTGTCAGGTGTGAAGCTAGACACATAGTTCTGCCCTACCTTTGCAGCCTGATATGCCTGCAGGTGCTTTACGCGCATCACGTTCTCCCGATTAGAAAGAATGGATTATAGATCGCCCGGTGCTTGCATGCGAGAAGGCCTGTCAGTTTCCCACCCTCGCAGCAGTATTGAATCAGTCCGGGATTCTCACCGAAAGACTCACGCAGGAGCGATGAGAACACGCCAAGGCGGCGAAAGGGTTCCTTCACATATGCATACACGATGCAGGGTGCCGGCTCAGTGAGACCACAGAACCACCCGACAAGCGATTCCTCGCCGTCCATATCGACCGATGCCATGGTGATGCAGGGGAGCAGCTTCGGGATGATGCGAACGAGGTCAGATGCAGCAAGCCCCGTCAGGTGTGCAGAATGCAGCCATGAATTATGGATGAAGTTGATGTGCTCAGATGTAGCTTTCCTGAAATCGATGTTCATCGAAATAACTCACCCCATGGGTCTGTTTGGGTTTCCTGTTGTGCTCTTGTTGCCTGTTCGACTTGCTTGATCATATCGCGTTCTTCACGGGCAATCCATGCAGCGGAGCCGATAGCAAGGGGCTCGGGACGTTCAACAGATAAATAGTGTCTAACATAACGCATGGAATATAAACAACTGTCCGTTTTATCATTTGGAAGTGATGGATCTTCCTTGCGCCTATCATCATAGGTCAGAGTCTGAAACTGGTGTTCAAGTTCCTCGCATCCTGGGAGCGTGAACACTCGGCCATCGATGAAGTCACCGTTCAGTGTGGCAATGAAGGACATCTTGTCGGTCTTCTCTGCAGCGCGAACCGGGAGACCGTAGCGCTGGCGAAACTCTTCTGTGATGCTTTTGCCGAGGCCACCCGTGTCGCACACGATAGCCTCAAGGTCATACTGTGCATGCACGCCCTGCACGATCTCTGCAATGCGAGAAGGGATGAGCCCTGAAATGCCCCAACAGCGCATGATGTAGGCGTTCGGGCAGGTGGCAGAATAGGCCACGAGGGCAAACGCAGTCTGATCGTGCCATCCATAGTCGAGACCGAGGACGTAGTTCCAGTCGTGACCAGCGGGGAGTTCGGTGGCTTTGTTCTTTAGAGGATTCCATCTGTAAACCAGGGCATCGAGGTCAAGACACCACTCGCCGAGGTATTGCCTGCGGTAGGTGGGATTGTCTTCTGTCCAACCCTTGCGTTTTTTCAGCTTCTCAAGCCAATCACGGGCGTGTGGGAGGTGCGGGTTATCGAAGAGACTCCACTTATGCCGTGAGAAAGAACTATGGGGGCTGGCAATCGCGTTGTAGAAATAGCCGTTCGGGATCGGCCCAGGCGTGCCTAAGAGCCACAGGTCGCCGCTCAAGTCGAGTAGTGCAGGCGAGAGTACATCGTCGATAAGGTATTCAACGTGTGAGCCGAAGGACTGTGCCTCATCGATGATGACTCTTTTCCACTTATTGCCGAGAAGCCTATCGATGAGGCCCGGTGAGTCGGCACCGATGAGCCAGATGCGAGAATTGTTCGCAGTCTCGACGCAAAGCTTGGAGTTCTTGAGCTCAATTTTGTTGCCGAGAAGTGCTTTCATCTCATGAAACTTCGGCCACATAATCTTTTCAGAACTCTGCCGGGTCAAGCCCAGGTAAAGCACATCGCAGTTGTCATGCGAGAAAGCGGCCTCTAGGCATCCTGCAGTTGCAACGTGGGACTTCCCTGCGCGTCGGGTGCAGCATGCTGCCTTCCACTCTGATGTGTCATCGAGAAACGCCCGCTGTGCATCGAAGAGCTGTGCCGTGATGCGATACTTCGGATCACGCAGTTTGAGGATGCGGGCAGCGAGGTCTTGGATGGTCATTTTCCATTCCAATACAGCTTCTCTTGCTTGACTTTGTTTGACTCACCCGACTGCGTGAGCAGGCATCGCTTATCCACGGTGTACACTAGCTTGAAACGAGGATCTGCAACGTCATATTCGGATATGAACACGGGAAACTCTCTTGAGGACGCCCAATCGAAGAAATCTTTATGTGAGAATGAGTTGCCGTATTCTGCAGTTCCTTTGTACGGGATATCACAATAGACCACAGAATTAGGCTCAATGATCACATCTCGATAGTCGCCAGAGGTGATGTGCAACTGCTGCAACTGCTGCAACCGCTGCAACTGCTCCAACTGCTGCAACCGCTGCAACTGCTGCAACCGCTCCAACTGCTCCAACTGCTGCAACTGCTGCAACCGCTCCAACTCTTGAAACGGTCGATGCGCCGCAAGGCTCTGTCTCTGCTTATCAGAGAGGTATTGATGCAATACCTTCGGGAGTTTCGTCTTGCGGTAGTGCTCAATCAATTGTCGCACATAGTATCGACGTTGCTTGATTGTCTTGGCAATAGCGGGCCACTTGCTGAACCTGAGCACTTCGGATGCCAGTGCGTCGAACTCATCGAACACAACAGCCATGTGCATGCTGCGCTTGCATGGCTCAATCTCCTCTGAGAAGAGATAGTCATCTCCGTTGTTCCCAAAGCTCCAACATGAGCACACATAACCATCGGTGTACTTCTTGGCATGGAACTCTTCGCGAGAAACCCACGGTGGCTTGAACACGTCATAGGAGAACTCGCCCGCTATGGCACGCTTGAGCGTTTCAGCTATGTGTGCCTTCAGTTCATTGTAGTGAAAATGAGAATACTTCTTAGCCTTGTTCAATGCCATGTAGTGCGCCATTGCACCACCACCGCCGAACAGATCATAGAAGTGTTCAGCCTTGGGAAAGTTCATGGCGAGGCTGGCAGCGATGTTAGACTTGCTGCCCATATAGGGAATCCCATATTCGCTCATGACGACTTCACCTTGAATCCCTTGCCGTTCAGCTCCCGGAAAAGGCTCTCTTGCTGCTCTTCGTTTTGCAGAGTCACAGTCAAGATGAACTTGCGTTCCTTCTCAGAGTCCTCATCCTCATCAGGGAGATTCGGTGTAAACTCGATACCGGCAAGGATGGCCTCGCACTCCTGCTCTGAGAAACCAGTAAGCAGGGCATCAAAGTTCTCATCCTTCAGCTCTGCAATCTCGATTCGGAGAAGGTCATCGTCCCAACCTGCGTTCAATCCTATGCGGTTATCCGCCAAAATATATGCCCGCTTCTGAGTCTCTGTGAGGTGCTCAACGCGAATGCATGGCACGTTGGCTAGCTTTAGCTTCTGCGCTGCAATCA